TCCTTCTTCTTGTCGTCGTCGTCCTCTTCGGCTTCGTCGACCTTCTTCTTCAGGAAGTCCGGCTTGTCGTCATCCTCGTCGGCTTCGTTGACTTCCTTCTTCTTGTCGTCGTCGTCCTCTTCGGCTTCGTCGACCTTCTTCTTGTCGTCGTCATCCTCGTCGGCTTCGTTGACTTCCTTCTTCTTGTCTTCGTCTTCGTCGTCGGCTTCGTTGACGTAGATTTCGGTCATGGGGAGGTCGGACAACTCATCGAGGGCCTTATCAAGGTCATCAACATCATTATCCATCTCCTTGTCACCAAACTCAACTTCAACCTCGTCGGCTTCGGCGACGGCCGTCGCAAGGTGTGTGGGTTCTGCGGCAACCGCGCGCGGAATGGTTGAGTCTGCGTTCAGCTTGCTCGCGTAGTCGAGCTTCATCGTCGCAGCATCGCCAAGCTCTTCATACGAACCCGCATCGAGATGTGTGGGTTCCGAATTACGCTGCTTCAGTGCCGCGGCTGAGACGGGATTAACGAGAGATTCTGCCATGGGTATTGTCCTCAAAAAATTCTACTAAACCAACGAGGTTCAGCAGAGATTGTTATATTTAGCGTTATGCTACTCTCTATCTAACTCGTGTGCCTTTTCTTAACTCACGCATGAATGATTCGAAGATGCGTGTTTCTACCGCTCGGGCCTGCGTTCGGGTCTTCACACTCGCCTTAGAGCTAGTGGTATGAAGCGCTTCAATTTGTGCGGATGACAGCACCCCATTGTCCCAGACCCAATCGCGCTGCTCTCGCAGACCGCGAACGAATGCCTGTGGGGCGCTCGGATCGGCTACAATGTCAGCAGCCGTCGCGAGAAAGAAATCATTGGCAACTACGTCGCCATCCATCGAGTTTTCCAACGAACCAACGCCGCGAGAGGAGACACCAAACTTGACGCCTTCGTCGATAAAAGATTTTACAATCTTGCCGAAGGGAGTTTCCATAATCTTGGCACGACCCATGAAGTCCGTGCCGTTCGCTTCGAGCTTCGTGATCATGTGACTTACACGATCCAGATTAATGTGCGGCGATTCGGGATGGCCCAATTCACCCAACGCACGATTCTGCTTGACGTACTCTGTGTTGTAGCGGTCGACTTCACGCTCCAATACCGACATGGGATAGGTGCGACCGTTACGATTCTTTACTTCCGCTTGCAGGAACACACCTTCAATAGTATAGGCTTTCTGCCCATCTTGTGTGGCTTCCACTAGCGGTTTGACGTAATCGTAAACTTCGGCGATAAGTTTCATTATTCGTCCTTGGCCTTATATCCCGCGTCGACGGCGTTAAAGAAGTCATCCTTCTTGTCGTCTGGAATATCTGCGGGTGACGAGACATTGTACTTCTTCAGCATCGAGTCAAAGTGCTTCTTGTAGGCCTCGCTGCCGTCTTCCTTGAAGATCGTCTGACGCTCGACGGCAACACGGTCTGCCATCTTCTGCTGCATGATCTCCTTGAAAACCTGACCTGCACTCTGCCAGTTAGTATCCTTGACGTTCTGGACCAGTTGTGTGAATGAATTCATGAGATATCCTTAGATGCCAGCCGGAGAATAACCGTTCAGTTTCACCAAGTCGACGATAACTGTATACGCCGCCTTTGCGGATGTTGTGGTGTAGGTGCTGATATAAAAGCTGCCGTCCGCGGCAACGCCGATGCCGGTAGCATTAGAAGTGATCTGTCCAGATAGAGCGTTCTTACCGAAGTAGCCGGAACCAGACAGCAGAACCGCAGGCACGATAACGGCAGCACCGTCCACATCGTTTCCACGGAATCCCAGTTCGACGGTCATATCAACGTCAATGGAATACCAAATGCTTCGAATGGCCAATCGACGAGGCAAAAGCGACTGTGCGTTCGGACCCAGTGAGGTCGATGCACCGGTGCGCAAGGCCGTAATCACTTCATTATTGGTAAAGTTCCCTGTCGCATTAGACACCGTTAGAGTGCCGCCACCGGAAACGACACCGGTGTTTCTCCAAGTGACAATCTGAGCCGTCACACCACTTGTCGCACCCGTCACTGTATCACCCGGCAGGAACACACCAGTATCCGTGGTTGTCGCGAGGTTGACTGTTTTAAAGGTCAACGCCGCAGTATTCACTTTCAGCACATCGGCTTCATCGGTGCCGTTGTTAGTAAAATACAAACAGCGCGCGACGACATGTTGTGCGCTCTCTGAGAGAATGTGAACGTTAGCGGTTCCTGTCGAGATGGACATAGATTATACCTATTTAGCTGTCTGTGTTCTTCTTCGGAGATGAACTGTTCGTATCATCATCTGAAGGTGAGAAATTAACATTTGTCTTTCCTGCCGGTGAATTATTTTGCCGCAAAGCTTCGTCTGCTTCGAGATCAAATGCGTCACCCCCGTCAGACAATCCGCCATTCTTAATCTTTGGAGGGCTCTCTCGATTGTCGCTCGCAATTTGTACGACATCATCATCTGTAAGTTTGAGAATATCGCGTTTGATAAATGCCTCTGAATAGTATCGCCCGACAAATGCATCGGCTTGTGCCGCCAGATTCATACGGGAGGTCAGAATTTCATTCATCTTCGATTCTTCAAAATATGAATCCTGCTGCCAAGTATAACGAATGCTATCTTTAATTCTATACCATTCGTCTTCCGTCAACATATTTTTCAGACGAAGTTGCCGTTCCAGCAACTGATCAAACAAATAATCGAACTGGATTTGCAGACGATGAATATACTTATTGAATCGAAGTTCATCGCGAGTGATCTCCGACGCACGACCAAGATTGAATCCCTGTCCCTGATCAATACGCGAAGGCGGCAGACTCAATGCGCGATACAATTTACGACGGAAGTAATCAACATCTTCCATCTGACCAAGATTTTGTCCGCCTGGCAATGAGGTAACTTCTGTACCCTTACCACCCTCACGTCGAGGCAGCCAGAAGTCTTCGAGCATACTCATGAACTTACGATCGTCACGCACCTCGCCCGTGGCGGTGTCGTAGACCAGTTTGTTCCGATGCCGCTGCATGATGTCGTAGAGATACTGTTCCGCTTTAGCTTTTGGAAGATTGCCAACGTCGATATAGAACACACGACGTTCGGGCGCACGAGAAACTCGATAGATGACAGTCGAGTCTTCGATCATTCGTAGAAGGTTCAGCGGCTTAATGGCTTTGTGCAGCCACGATAACACCGTGCGCTTGTTCGAGTCGTAGAGGCCAGACGGACAAAACGCAACGGAATCGGCGGCAATACGCACACCGTTATAGTTCATCATTGCGCCGTTGGGGCTTGAAGCCGCACCACTCGGAGAAATAAAACCCATCGGATTGTAGACAAAGTATTCGCGCGCAATTTCGATGATGTCGAACTGTGTTTCGTTTTGGCGTTTGCGCTGCACTTCTCGGACCTTACGAATCGTACGTGGATCAACAATGCGTAATTCTTGAATGCCTGCCTTGGTATCGCCCGAGTCTACCACCAAATGCAAATAGAGTCGTCCGTCAATATACCATTGGCGCACAATGCTATACGCATCGCGGTGAAAATTCATCATCTTTAAAAGACCGATGAACTCCGCTTGAATGCGTGACTTGAGAACAGGAGTCAGATTGACAAAATCAAGATTAAGAGAAACAGGTAAACGATCCGAATCCTGTACAACAAGTTCGTTGACAATCTGATCAATGGCTTCATCGACTTCCGCAACAATTTGCATTTCGCGATAGCGATTAATCAGTTGAAAATCGTCGACGATACCGCCGTCTAGATCAAGATAGTAGCCAAAATGACCACCGGCACCGCCAAATTGAACATTGAGCGCACCATCCTGATTATCGGGCGGTACGAAGCTGACCGTATTCGATGCCGGTGTATTGTTGACAGACAGCGGTGCCGATGACCGCCTATTGAAATCAAATTCAAATCCAAATAAGCGGGGCACTTAACACACCTCTGGAACGAAAAAAACTCTCATAAACAAACTCACTTTCAGGAGGGGACCTCGGTCCCCTCCGTTAAACATGAACGATATATTTAGTCAGTAGCCACAACGGGCTATAACATCGAGTTTAACCGTAAGGTATTATTCTACTACCCCACCTCAACATTTACGCTGACCGCCAGAGTTGCGTCTTCGGGATTAGTGACGACATTTGTCCAGTACTGATACTGGAATTCCACCGTATAATCTTCAACGTTATCAGTCGTCGACCAGTCCAGTGCAATGGTGCCCAGTGACGTCGGGAATGCATTCACAAAAGTATAAATGGCCGCGTTGGAACCATTGCGTCTCTTCTGCTGAAGTCCTAAATCGGTCTGATACTGATCAAGTCGAGTAGCGCCTCGTGCGTTGTCATGATTGGCAATTCTCTTCATCCAATCTTCAAACCTTTTACGAAGACGATAATTCTCATCGTTGAGCACGGTGCATGACAGCGAAGCAAATGTCCGGTCGCCAGCAATTTTGAGTTTGCGACCATAATAGGGAACTTCAATCACACCAACGGTTGAGCCTGGAATTTCCGAAATCTTCGTTTGAAAAGTGGCGCGCCGATCCGGTCCTGTGCCGGGGAACGCAATTGTCATGTCAAACAACGATGCGCGAGCCCCGCCGTCAGCCATACTATTGCGAAATTCATCGAGATTAAATGCCATTGATCTTCTCCTCTTTACTGATATTTAATGTTAAACCGTACCGGTAACTTCTTGGAATGAGACGCCGCTGCGGACAGCAACAAAGTTCAACTGAATGAAGTTGATTGAACGGCTCGGTTTCACAAAAATGCTCCCGACGAATTCATTTCGGTCAACAACATCAGCCGTGTTATTTGAGGCATCACAAATTACGGCGAAGTCAGTAAGACCGCGGCCCGATTTGACCGTGCGCAGAAACGGCTCAACCACGTTTTTAAAAGACGAACGTGTGAATTCATCATTGAATTCAAACAGATTCGATTTCGCATAACGCGAAATTGTCTTTTCGAGCGTGATGAACAAACGACGCACATTGATACGGTCAAACGCACTCGGCCGGCTCAACAGAGTCTTATCACCAAACAGCAACACACCCTGACCGGGGAAGCTGACCACGGGGTTGACGCCAACCTTATAGAGGTCGTCACGTTCACCCTGCTTCGGCGACCACGCCAGTTTCACCACGTTCTTGATATTGCCTCGTGTGAAACCTGCGGGCGAAAACCACGGACTATTCGTCTGATCGGTGCGGGCCGCCAATCCAGCAATATCACCGTTCAGAGGCACCCAACGATAGACATCGTTGTACTTGTCGTAGAGATATTTCCAACCGCAATCCATGAAGGCATAGCTGCTCGAAGGAAGATTGTTTCTATCGGTCAGACAAGCCGACTTCTCGCCGTTAAGGTTATTGACGACGCTCGCCTTCAGTGGCGATAAGAACGCGACACAGTCCTTACGCACTTCAGCAATATTGCTGACGACGTAGGTGCCCAACGTTGCGGGTGTCGCGGGACCAGTGACGAGCAAGGCAACATCAACCGTGTCTGCATCTTTGAACAGATCCCATGCGGTTTGCTGTTGACCGAGAGTGAGGTTCTCGTTATCGTCGTTGCCGCCCTGTAAAGACTTGGTATAGGGCAACGCGGCGCCACCAAACGTCAATCCCTGCGTGGCTGAACCCCAGTTAGTTGTGGTGCCAACATGAGACAACCACCACACGTACTGTGATTCGCGATTCAGCTTATTGACATAATAGTTGTTGTCGCCGTTCAATGATTTGCCATCCGAGGCTTTCGAAACGTGTGCATACCTCTCGATAGGATTATCCACTACGCCAAGAAACTTTGCATCTTCGTCGACAACGACGATATGCATTTCGTCGGTCAATGCTGCACGGTCGGTCGCAAACTGGCTCGTACCCGGCGCACGATCAAAGTAGGACCAGTATTCCCACTGACGCTGCCAATTGGTGGTCGAGTATGTTGCGGTTGTTGACACCGCTGACTCCATAATCATTGACGAGGAGTTAGTGAGTGTCTTGACCTGATACCGTGTCTGACCGGTCGCTGTCGTTCCCGTGGTTGCGGTACCAAGCTGAACCCAATCACCGACAACGAGATCCGTATTGAACGCCGACGACACCGTACCCGTGATCGTTGCGCTTCCCGCAGTCGTCGAGAGTGTACCGGTCGCATTGGCCTGAAATGCGGCGGCTGATGGGCAAAGACTCACTTTAGCTGAATTGCCCAAATCACCCGGCCACTTTGCGGCCGCAACACCGTGACCTGATGCGCCACTGGAAAAACTCGCATCCCACTGAGAATCGTTCTGAATGAGCACTCCGTAGGACGAGTATGCATTTGCGGTGATGGCACCCGTCAACGCGGTGGTCACGGTCAGTTGAGTAGCGTTCGCAATCGCAGAGATGGTAAACTGTTCACCCGTAGTAGCGGCTTCAAGAACCTGACCGACCACCAATTCGGTTGTGAACAATGTGCCTGTGCCGGTGATGATCGTGGGCGAGGTATTTGAAATCGTTCCCGTGCGTGTCTTACCAGTCGACGTCGCATCCAACGCATTTGTGCTGACCGCCCGCACAACCCTCAGTGTATTCGAGTAGGCCAGAAAAGATGCCGCAGAATACCAATGTGCAAAGGTATTCTCATCCGGCTTACCAAACTGATCGACCAGATCCTCTTCGGTTGCAACGTTCTGCACCTGAAGACATGGACCCCAGCCAAAGGGCCCGACAAATCCGCCTGCCGATGCCGAAACATTCTCGACACCCGCGGTCAGATCCAATTCAGAAACATTAACGCCGGGCGAAACCTGAAATGACATAAAGCTATCTCCTTCGGGGGACTAAATCGAAAAACGCAACACTGCAAAAATTTGGACTACCAATCTCAGTGATAGCAGTTACTTGTATTTAGATTTTTGCTGACTTCATCATTTCCAGAAGTCTTGTGTGTTATCAACATCGACTCGATTCCAAATATCACCATCGTCGACCCACGATGTTGTGGGTTCATCGCTTAAGTATCCCACAAACGGTTCATCGAGCGTAACGGGCTCATATTGATTAATCAACAGCTTTCGCATGGATAATCCCACATAGTTTTCAAATCCCGTCTGTGACGTCAGCCACCCCAAAAGCACCAAGGTCATCACACAATCATCATGTGCGCCGGCCTCGGCTTGATAGTTATGCCCGTGAGCGACGAATGTGGTCAGTTCACGTAATGTGTCATAATCGTAAATAAGAAGCTGGTCTTTCTCAATCATCGCTCGCAGCGACGCGCAGCCAATCCGTTTCGTAGCTTGCGTCTGACGCAATCCCATTCGAGATTTGACGTGGAATCCTCCCGCCAACATCTGTCCACGTTTGGGATGCATACGCACAAACAGAATGTGCTCATACTCTAATTCTGCATGCAATGTATCGGCGACAAGAATGCCCACATCATTGACTTCCACCAGTGTATAGGCATTGCAATAATACGCAGCAATATCGCGTACAATCGGTGCAAATAGTTGTGGCGTGATATCGTTTTTTCGATAGACGGCGACTTGTCGAAATGGCGAGATTGATACGTCAAAGACATTGATCACACTATAATCTTGTTCTTGTCCTTGTGACACATCGACCATCGCCACATAGATATGTGCGGGTCCTGTATCATCGGCACGCACCGGCTTCGCATAGATTTTGAGATCCCCTCGAATTTCGAGCGGCGTCATATACGACATCGACGCCAGCTTATGGCCGGGAATCAGTGTATTGGCGCTGCCCTGAAACGAGCATTCGAATTCTTGCTGCCACGCCTGTTCGCTGCCGAGGTTTTTCCGCATCTCTGCGGCCCAAGCTTCGTCACGATCGGGCACATCACGCCAAGTAAATCCAATGGGAAAGTAAGAATTGCGTTTTTCTTCGGCATCATTCCAAATTTTGAAGAAGAGATTATATCCGTTCGGCGTACTGACGATAAACAGTTTGGTCGTCTTTCCTGACGAAATCGTCGGGAACACCGAGGTCATAAAATCGCCAGCAATATTCTCAGGCACGAACGCGAATTCATCCAAGAACAGAATGTTAAACGTGTCTCCTCGAATCGCGCTTGCACTCGTGCTTTCCGCACGGACACGCGCGTTGTTGGCAAGCATGATAAGTTTCTGATCCCATTTGAGAATGCCCTGTTTCAGAAACATCGGCAGAAGCTCATAGGATTGTTTCAATCGACGCAATAGCTCGATCGCTGTCGATTCTTTGTTAGCTAGAATGCCAACACTGACATCAGCATGAAACAGAATATACCAGAGAAAGTAGCCGCAGACCACGACAGTTGATTTGCCGGACTGTCTGGAAAGTTTGCAGATAACAAAACGATTATCTTCAAACGCTTTGATAATCTCACGTTGAAAAGGCCACATCGCAAACGGCACGATGCCGTGATCGACGTGCACAATCTTCACATAGTTATTGATGAAGTAGTAGACATCCTCTGCACACCGCACATACTCTTTAAGTTCGTCCGCCGTCAGAGATATTTGAGTATTAGGAAGAGGAAGATTGGGATTGCCATTATATCCCGAAGTGGAATTAAATGAGTTTTTAGGCATGGTTATGCTTTCGCCGGCAGAATGATTATGAAAATTCTCCGTTACGAACGCGTGTCAACATGCCCAATACTTTGTCAGCATATTTCGCGTTGCGATCCGGCAGATGATCGGCGGCATTACCGCCCTTGCCGCCGTTGTAAGACGCTAAGGCGGCGCGGAGACGAGCATCCGCACTGATATCTGCGGCCGCCTTATTCACCCACACCAAAAGTTTGGCAAATACACGACAGCCGTAGTCAAGACCCACAAGAGGAAGATATAATTTGTCGGGGGCGTCGGTTGTCGGAAAACCGTGCTCGACCGCAACAGGATACATCGTTTGCATTAACCCATAGGAGGCACTAACCCGTTTTGGATCGGCATCTTTCCATTTGGGATTGTTCGCCATATATTGTGACCAGAACCCCGGCTCATACCGATAGGCTTTCGTATTACCCGAGGACTCGATCATGCATATCGCCGTCACGAGGTTTGGATCGAGATGATGCGACTCCGCAACGGAGCGGACCTCATTCCAATATTGAAATTTTAGAGCCATATCTACCTCGACACATCTTTATGGTTGTTCGATCTTGCCCAACGAACGAAGTTCGCGTATCAAGTCCGATGCCCGCCCCACGAATACTGCTTTCTCGATTGTCACGCCGGGACCCGATGTCGTGCCCTCACGAGACTTGGCTTGGGTATCTTCTTTGGTCTTGTGCAGCAACAAGAGTTCTTTATTCGCATTGACGATTGCGGTCAGCATCGACGCGACCACTTCATAGGCCCGTGAACTGTCGCCAGTTTGTGCGAGTTCAATCGCACTCACGGCTGCCTCGCGAGCTTGATCAATACTCTCGCGCACGACCTTCCGTGCATAATTGAAGTCCGCATCGAAAGTTTCCGTGCCGGAGTTTGATACAAGTTCTCCTTGCACTACCTTAGGCAGAACAATGGTTTTTTCTTCTGTCGTTGCGGGGTCGAGTTCG